GGAACGGTGGCGGCCCACCGTGGACGCAGGACAGGCATGGTGCCACGCCACCCTGTGCGTCATGCCCACCAGGTGGATACCACCAGGCGCGCCATGGGACCTCGGTCACACCATCGACCGCAACGGCTGGACTGGGCCCGAGCACCGCAAGTGCAACCGCGGCGAACCCAGCAGGCGCAAACCCCAGCTGCGCGCAGCACGGCGAGCGAAGCCCGTCAAGGCCCAGCCGCTGCCACCGCTGCGCACATCACGAGCCTGGTGAGCTCACGCGCCGCGACCATCCGCCCAGGGCACGCCGCCCGGGGGGAGGGGCTGCGACGCAGAAGGACCCCGAGGACTTCCCTGGTCGAGTCAGGTCCCCCCCCTAATCAAAACTAGGGCTGACCTGCGCAAACACGACACCGGCGGATCGCGCCATGCGATGATTTTTGCGTCTTCCCTGGTCAACGCCCTGAAAGCGTTACGCGCCTGGTGTAGACTTAGGCCATGACCAGGCGATGCGAGCACTGCGGCGGCGAGCTCCCCATCCTCGCCCGCCGGCATGCCCGCTACTGCTCAGGCCGCTGCAGAACAGCTGCATCCCGCGCCCGCGACGTCATCCCTGCCGAGCTCACCGGCCTGCCGCAGTGGGTGCGTTACTCGGCGGACAAGGTGCCGCTGCGGCTGAACGGCCGCAACGCCTCCAGCACCAGCCCCGGCACATGGGCCGCATACGCGGCGGCGCGGGACAGCAGCACCGGCGCGGGCCTGGGGTTCGTACTGGACGGTAACGGCATAGCTTGCATCGACCTGGACCACTGCCTGGCCGGCGGCCGTCTCGCGCCGTGGGCCGCTGAGATCCTGGCAGCACTGCCACCGACATACGTTGAGGTGTCGCCGTCCGGGACGGGACTGCACGTGTGGGGTTACGGCACGGTCGGCATCGGCCAGAAGATCCGCCGCGACGACGGTGCATGCATCGAGGTCTACGACCGCGGCCGGTATATGACCGTGACCGGGAACCGGTGGCAGCGTTCGCCGTCAGTGCTGGCAGACCTGGATGGTGTCATCGCGTCGTTCTGAACGTGACGGGGGCCCAGTGAAAGCTCGGGTAGGCCCGCTGGAGCGTGCGGTCCGCGCCCAGCTGCGGTCCCTGCGGGTGAGCGTCCAGACCGACGGACGCGCAGCATTGGCGGTGTCGATGGCCCGCCAGATCGACGGCGCACGCGGCGCTGTCGCCGCCGCCGCAGCCGCCGCGCAGTTGCGCGGGGTCCTTGACGATCTTGGGAAGCAGGCCGACGCGAGGCCAGCTGAAAGCGGGATAGATGACCTCCGTGCTCGACGCGCCGCCCGCATCGGCTGAGGTCACCGGCTCCCAGGTCCCGCTGATCCGCTGCGTCCCCGATTATGCGGAGACGTCGGGCCCGGAGGTTACGGAGCTGGCAGCGCGTGCGGGCCTGTTCCTGGACCCGTGGGAAGCCACGGTCCTGGATGACTTCCTCGGTGAGGACGGTTCGGGGAACTGGACCAGCACCGAAAACGGGCTCGTCGTGCCGAGGCAGAACGGGAAAGGGTCGATCGTTGAGGCGCGGGAGCTCGGCGGCCTGTTCCTGTTCCGCGAACCGCTGATCATGCACACCGCGCACGAGGTGAAGACCGCCGGCGAGGCGTTCCTGCGGATCCTGACGCTGGTGACTGACACGGACGAGTTCCGCCGTGAGGTGGCGCGGGTCAACAAGTCCCACGGCGAGGAAGGGATCGAGCTGCGCCCGTCGCCGTCGCTGATCCTCGGCCCAGGCGGCAGGGAGATCCGACGGAGCGTGGCACCCCGGCTGCGGTTCCTCGCCCGGTCGAGGATCTCCGGCCGCGGGTTCTCCGGCCGGGTGGTCATCCTCGACGAGGCGTTCGAGCTGCCGACAGCGATCATGAAGGCGCTGGTGCCGACGATGTCGGCGCAGGCACTGCAGAACCCGCAACTGTGGTACACCTCCACGCCGCCGGATCAGGAGAAGGACAAGAACGCGCAGGTCCTCGCCGGGGTGCGGAAACGGGCCATGGAAGGCGCGGCGCGTCTGGCGTGGCTGGAGTGGGGCGCGGACGTGTCCCACCTGGCGCGGCTGTCCGCGGCGGAGGCCGAGCTTGCGCTGATCCGCATGCGGGAGGACCCGCAGGTGCTGGCGCAGGCGAATCCGGGGCTGGGGATCCGGCTGTCGCTGGAGTTCACCGCGACTGAGCGGGGCGCGCTGTCACCGAAAGGCTTCGACGTGGAGCGGCTGGGGATCGGGGACTGGCCGCCGGTCGAGGACGACGCCACGTGGGCGGTGATCCCGGCCGCGACGTGGGCGAGGCTGGCGGATCCGGGGTCGCAGCTGGGGGATGTGGTGGCGTTCGCGGCGGATGCGTCGCGTAACCAGTCCCACGGTTCGATCGCCGCGGCGGGGTTCCGCGCGGATGGGCGGCTGCATGTTGAGGTGGTCGAGCACCGGCAGGGCACGTCGTGGATGCCGGCCAGGCTGGCTGAGCTGGCGAAGACGTGGAAACCGCATGCGGTGGTGATCGACCCGAAGCGGCAGGCGTCGGTGCATATCGCCGAGACGGAGAAGCTCGGTGTGGAGGTGCTGCAGCCGTCGGCGCGGGATATGGCGCAGGCGTGCGGCGGCCTGTATGTGGCGGCGTGTGACACGGGGTCGCTGGTGCATCTGGGGCAGCCGTCGCTCGACTTCGCTCTGTCGCGGGCGGTGAAGCGTGAGCTGGCGGATTCGTGGGCGTTCGACGGGCCGCGTGGCGTTGATTTGAGCCCGCTGGTGGCGGTGACGCTGGCGGCGTGGGCCGCGTCGGCGGGGCCCACCCAATTTTTCGGGTCCTGGCGATAGGAGTGCGCTGATGGCGTTGAGCCTGACCGAGCACATCGCGGTCGAGGAGATCACGGCGCAGGCGCGCGAGGTCCACTTCTGGCGTACCGTCCTCACCGTTATCGCCGCGGTCCTGTTCGGTCTCGGCTGGATAACGGCGAAGGTGCTGTCTGGGCTGTGGCTGGGTCTCGCCTGGTCGTTCGTCGCCGTGCGCGAGGGGTGGCGGGAAGGCCGCCGGTCCGCGGTGAGCCGTGGGACTGCTTGAACGCATCGGCGCCGCCCGCGCCCGCAGCGGCCCGCGCACTGAGCAGCGGTCCTCGATCGACCAGTGGATTAACGAGTACCTGCTGCCCGCGGGCATGGTGAACTCGTTCGCCTTCAACGGGCACACGTACGGCATCGGCGGCCCCCAGTTCTCCTACGGCGGCACGAAGGCCCGCGAGTACACCGCCGACCTCCCAGGCCACACCGCCGCCGTCAAAGGGTGCCCGCCGGCGTTCGCCGCCCAGATGGTCCGCGCGCTGGTCCTGTCCCAGGCCCGGTTCACGTTCCGCAACCTGCGCTGGTCGCGCACACCGCGGCGAACGTTCGGCACCTCCGCCCTGGCCACGCTCGAGCAGCCGTGGCCCGGTGGCACCACCGGGGACCTGAACGCCCGCATGGAATGGCACGCCGGCCTCGCCGGCAACGCCTACGTCACGAACTGGCAGCAGGACAACCGCCTGCGGGTGCTGCGGCCGGACTGGTGCGCGATCGTCTACGGCTCCCAGCGGGAACCTGACGACCCGGCGCACGCCCTCGACGGCGAGATCATCGGCTACGTCTACCAGAACGGCGGCCTGGGCGCAGGGAACCAGGCACCGCTGATGACCCTCCCCCCGTCGTCGGTCGCGCACTGGGCCCCGCTCCCGGACCCTTTGAACGCTGGCCTGGGCATGTCGTGGATCACCCCGGCTATCCGGGAGATCCAGGGCGACCAGCTCGCCTCCCAGCACAAGATCACGTTCTTCTCCAACGGGGCCACGCCCAACCTGGTGATCAAGGGCATCCCGGCGGTGACGAAGGACCAGTTCGACGAGATCGTCGCCATGATGGAACAGGGCCACTCCGGGGTCGCGAACGCATACAAGACGCTGTACCTGACCGCTGGCGCCGACGCCAGCGTCATCGGGTCGGACATGCAGCAGATGGACTTCAAGGCCGTCCAGGGTGCTGGGGAGACGCGGATCGCGTTCCTGTCCCGCGTCCCCGCCCCCCTGCTGGGCATCAGCGAGGGCCTGGCCGGGTCGAGCCTGAACGCGGGGAACTTCGCCGCCGCGCGGCGCATGTTCGCCGACTCGTGGATCTTCCCCACCCTGCAAAACCTC